GATGGCCGCCGCTTAACGCGCTCGGCTGATTACGAACCGCGAATCGAGAAGCGCCCGAGCGTTCAAGCTCGCAAGCGCACAAGCTTGACAAGTAAATAGATATGGGATATTATAAGATATGAAAGTAAATGAATTAGATCAGATCACCGGCACGCTGTCAAAACCTTCTAAGATGCCAGGTTGGGCTTACGGTATACCTGCAAAGGAATGCAAGGTTGGATCGAAGCTTGCAAAAATTCCAGGGACTGTCTGTCATGGATGTTATGCACTCAAAGGTTGTTACGTATTTCCAAACGTGCAAGCAGCACAATACAAGCGTTTAGATTCTATCACCGATCCACGATGGGTCCAGGCAATGGCTGCGCAGATTTTACGTCATAAGTCAAAATGGTTTAGATGGCACGATTCCGGAGATATTCAATCACTTGATCACCTTAAAAAAATATTCGCAGTTTGTATCCTGACGCCGGATGTCAATCACTGGATGCCGACACGCGAAGCGGGGATATTAGCACAGGTTACGCCGGATGAAATACCCGCAAATTTAATTATAAGATTATCAGCGACGAAGGTCGACGGTTCGCCGTCATCGTCATGGCAACATACTTCTACTGTAGTCACAGAAGGAAAGACATGTCCAGCAGCGGAGCAGGATAACAAATGCTTAAGCTGCCGGGCGTGTTGGGATAAATCAATTCCCAATATAGCTTACGGTAAACACTAACATGGGCCCGCGTTTCGTCGACCCGGGCTCGCCAACCCACACCCACGTTTCGCGAAGCGTTCAAGCGCACAAGCTCGCAAGCATGCGAGCGCTCAAGCGTTCAAGCGCCCGAGCAAACAAGCGCGGATAGCGGTCCAGTCATCAAGCGCACAAGCTTGCGAGCGCACAAGCGCGAGTCCCGAATCGTTGACCGCGGAACTCTCATAAAGTATCGTGGAACGAGGAGCGGCTTGCTTTACTAAGATAAATGATCTCTTTGGATGAGTGATGTGAAACAGTTTTTGGTGCGGTGACAAATGAACTTTGTTCCCTTTTGCAACTTTCAACTCTATCATAAAAAATCCACAAGAATCGTGGTAGCACAATAGATCTGGAACGCCAAAAGATACCCAAGATTCTAATCTTGTGAAGTCAATGTCGGGTAAGTTTTTTTTAACTTCTTGCCAAAATTTTGCTTCTGGTTTCAACGTAGCTACACTATGTGTGAAGAGCGTATAACTTTAGACATTTTATGTTTTTGTGGTTCAGTAACTAGAACTAATCTGTGAGTTTCAAATGGACCTATTAACATGTTTTCCATTAATTTTATTTCTGTGATGTCGTGCAAATCTCCGTTTGGCATTTGAACTTGGATGCGTGCATTCTGTGCAACCTCTGACTTTGTCAAAAGTTTATCTAACACACTTGCAAATATTTTCCCGTTTATCATAACCTTTTTAAGTGGGGCCCAGTATCTGAAGGCATAATAAAACATCTTCTCGTAAGCCGACCCCAATTGACCTATACTAAAAGATACGTTATAAGTCAAGTCATGGGTTTACCAAAACAATTAACAGAGAAGCAAATGAAGTTTGCAGAACTTCTGGTTTACAATGAAGGTAGGATGACCGGAACAGAAGCTGCAAGACAAGCTGGCTATGAACCAGATAGAGCAAGAACTACAGCAGCAGAATTACGTAATGCAAATAAGTTTCCACTTGTTGCAAAATATATTGGTGAGTTGCGTGAAGAGATACAAAAGAAATATGAAGTTACATTTGAAAATCATATTACAGAACTTGCAAGATTAAGAGACGAATCTAAAGACAAAGGTGCGTGGAGCGCGGCAATCAATGCTGAAGTAGCACGTGGTAAAGCTGCAGGTTTATATGTAGATCAAAAAATTATTAAGTATGGAACTTTAGATAGTTTAACACCACAAGAATTAGAATTAAAGATGAAGCAAATATTAGAAGATCACAAAGGTTTATTAGTAGAAGCTGATTTTGAAATGGTTAAGGAACCAAACAAAGAAGAACATTTACAAGAAGATAATAATACACAGCCAAAAGAAGTTCTGTAAATACAACTAGAGATACTCGATTTTCTTAATAACTCCGATAGGATAAATGTTTCTGTCGCCATAACTTATAATTTCTCCGTTTTCTATTTCATAAGAAGCAAAGGTAGTAATAGTATTATCATCTTTATGGAATAGATGTCCTTCACTTACACAAGTACTGCATTTCATTTCTTGGAACTCATCTTCATCCGCCCAGCTTGTGTCGCCAAGTATATCAATCCAATGAACTCTAACTCTAGGATATTTACTAATGCTCATTCTACATAAGTAGAGTTTTTACCCCCCTAATGCAAATTAAATTTGAAAAAAGGGGTCGCGTAGCGGAGTACAACCAGCAGCCAATACCAACAGTTCTAGGACACCGTGGCGTTTCGTTGATACAAGCGCCTCCAGAAGTGTTGTGCGCCAACAGTTTTTTTCGGTGGCGGAAGTAAAAATCGTTTACTATTGATACACCTATGCACTTCTAGACGATTTCCGCCACGAGAACCACCCGCCACGACCCACGAAAATATTTTATTTTATTTTCGTACCCCTAAAATCTCCCTTATGCGTGGCGGAGTAATAAAAAAGCTATATAAATCAACGATCCACGTTCCGCGCACCAATTTCTCCTTGTCATGCCATAATGATCTGATATTAGCGAATCGCGGATAGGGGGTAATTGCGCATGGCTAAAAAGAAACTAACAATCGACGATATATTAGAGAACTTAAGAGCTCAAATAGATCTACTAGAAGATAAAATAAACGATATCGAACAGTGTGAATGTAATTCAGACGAGGATATCGATGAGGATGAAGACGAGGACGAAGAAGAATAAGCAATTGGTGTGGGGCCTAAAAACCCCATACTAAAAACCCATATCAGTTATTTCCTTATAAGTTCTTTTCAATAGTTGTGGGTATTCAGGATTAGTAGAATAGTTATATAACATATTAAAATATCGGTTTACGTCATGCACCCGCATTTTAGATTGTAATTCACGTTCATTCCTAAATGATTTGTAGAAATCTTTAGTGTTAAGCAAATTCATATAGTATTCAATAGATTGGCATTTAGATTGAAATTTAGCTACTCTAAACGTTGCGTTTGGGTTACCTGCAGGGGTCATCCCAGTATGTAAATTTTTAAACTGATATATACCCATTAAGTTGTTTCCTTCTTTAGCATATCTAGACCTACCATAATTAGATTCTAATGCTGCCTGTGTAAGTACTAATTTTCTAGGTATTCTTTCTTCTTTTTTATATTTCTTATCTAAATAGTCAGCGCATTTATTGACGGATTGAATGAATTCTTTGTTATTAGAATAGCCAAAGGCGGGTTCTGAAAATACTACAAAGAGAATGATAACAGCCCAAAGAAGAGCTATTGATCCATACAGTACATAATGTTTTAAATTATTCACGTGTCCTCCTGCGATGTAAGTTAATTTTATAAACTTATCTGTTTTAGATAAGGTGCAGTCCTATAGCTGCTCATTGGTTATATCCTTTCATTGTGTTCATTTTTTAGGTTTTGTCAACCCCAGTTAACTTGTTGATTTTGTTATAGTATTCATCAAGTCTACGTAAAAATCTGTGCTTATAATTTTTTACTTCATGATCTCTAATAACAAACTCTTGATAAAGATTGTTAGGATCACACATCATGATAACACATTTTTTAATTGTAGTTCCATAGACACAGTCATGGGCCATTGCGTAAGCTGCAATCTGTACAAAATAATCCTCGATCCACTCTCGTTTTTTAGGTTTATTGGTTTGTTTAAAGTCAATAATACTGTCGCATCCAACGTGTTGTGCTACTAGATCTGTAGTGCCTGCATATAGGTCTGGATAATATAAGGTAGCTTCTATGCCATAATATTCGGTGATTTTATTAGCTAATCCTTTGTCTATGATGGTTTGTGCCATAGTATGAGCATTGCGTCCCACATCAGTTAAATCTAAATGATATTGCCCTGTCAAATAACTTTCTATAATTCTGTGCATGGCAGTTCCACGAGTTGCAGAACTATCCACGATCCGCGTTGCTTCATCCGCGCCCACTCGTAATCTCCATGCGGCCAGTGCTTGCATCTTCTCCGGTGGCTGTGTAGCTGATAGAATAGTTGTAACCGATGGAAGTTTTGCTTCACCAAGATTATATAGTCGATTACCATCTACAGAAGATCGTGTTGATTTAGGATAGATGAATTTAGGATTGTGTTTCATATAAATACTCTAACAATGTAAGATAATATAATCATTCCAATAATAAAATTTCTAATCTCCGTCAGCGTAATATATCTTAATGCCCATCGATTTTTGCCTTTTCGATACAGAACGATTAATTGTATCTCCTCGTTTACAATTATAACTTTGGGTCTTACGACGAGATACGGACTTAACATCAAGT